GCTCCTACTCCTTCAGGTAATTTTTCTTGTTTTTTAGGTTTTTTAAAAGCATATTTACCTAAATAAGCTCCTGCGCCACCTGAAGTTGATACTTCATCAACGTCTTCAGCAACACTCATTCTTTTATATTCGTCTGGGTATTCGTTTCTAAGGTGAGTTCTAACTTGATTTCTAAGTTTTCTTATTTCTTCATAAAAATCTCTAAATTTTTCATCATCCTTAGTTTTGCCATAAACACCTTTAGCTGTTCTAACTAAATCCGTTAGATCACTATTAAGTTTATCAAATGCAGGAAGTGGAATAACTTTCCATCCTACTTGTCCTGTTTCTGGATCTATTTTATTAACTACATATTTGGTGTCTCCATCCTTAGAATAGGAAACATCACCAATCTTATAGCCACCTTGCTTTGCTAAGTTGGGGGAGGGTTGTTCTTTAAGTTTATACTTGAACGCCATTTGCTACTTTAATTTCTTTTACTAGTTCGTAATATTGTAACAAATCAACTAAATTATTATTAGAAACTTTAGTTGTTTTATCCAATTCAACTAAATACTTAGCTACTTCTTGAATTTTAATTTGAGTAGCTTTATCTTTAATATTTTTAGCTTCTTCGTTTAAAGTAGCTTGCAAATCATTTATTTTACTATTGTAAAAATCTCTTAATCCAGGAGTTGAATCTACTGAATTAATGAATTCTTTAAGAACTTGTTTTTGTTCTGTAGATAAATTTTCGTATTTAGAATTAAATTTCTCCAATAGTACTTTATATGTAAGAATTCTTAAATCTTTATCATAGGTTTGGAATTCTTTTAAAACATCTTCTTTAACTTCCTTAGTATTAACTTCTTGTTTTGTTAAATGTTCTAATAAAGTTACTTTATTGTCTATCAATTGTTGAGAATCACTAGCTTCTTTAGCATTGTATCCTTCAATTAAAGTATATAAAGCAGCTAATTCTTTATAATTTTTAATTTTAGAACCAAAGAAAACATCTAAATTATAATGTTTTTTAATTTCATTAATCAAATTATATTTTTGTTTTCTTAAAGAAGTTCTATTAAATTTTTGGGATGATTCTAAAATGGTAGAAATTACTATATTAGCTCTTCCTTCGTTTAAAACTTTAGATTTTAATACTGATTCGTATAACTTATACTCACGACCTAAGGAAGTTTTTACGAAGTATTCTTTTAATATGTCAATAGCTGGTGAATCTCCACCTTTTAATGTGTCCGCTGTAATTTGACGTACTAATAATTCAAATAGAATACCCGTATTTTTATACTTGGAGTGTTTTATTTTCATCAAAAAATATATTTATTTATAAATATTAAGAGGAATTTATTCTTTTAATTGGTTTTCATCTAAAATTGAAGTATCATCTTTATCTTGCTCAAATACCAATTGTTTTTTATTCATTTTTTTAAACATATCTTTATTTTTCAATAAAGTAGTTTGAGCAGTTTCTAATGCTAACCCACTTTTATTTGTATCTGTTCTACTATCTGTAGAATCATTTTTGTCAGTATCTTTCATGCGTTTAGTACCTAAACGATCTTTTCCAAAATTACTACTTTGTTTATTAATGTTAGAAATGCCATCTTTAGGGCGACCAACTTTACTATCTTCGTTATAACCATCAGGTACATTTCCTGGATCTGAATACATTCTTCCTTTACCATATAGGGAAGCTAGATCATGAGGGGTACCATATGATTTGCCTGTTTCTACTGGATCATTTCCTTCAGATTCAATTTGAGCCATTCTAAACTCACGTTTAGCATCTTCTCTCATTAGATCTCTATATTCATCATATTGATCTTCTGATAAATGGTAAATGTTATCATAAATCCAATCTGTGGGGAGAAGTTTTTCACTTTTAAGTGTTTGAGCTAATTCAGTTTTAGATTTCATTAACTCAATTTTTTCTTGTTCAAATATAATTGATGGGGTTTGCATTGAAATTTCAAAATTAGTCAATGCTTCATCCCTATACCCTTGAGAATATAAATGAACTAATGCAATTTTATTAAGCTCAGAAACCATAATTCTTTGTAAACGTTCAATAGTACGAGCAAATCTAATATCTTCAGCAGCTAATGTAGCTTTACCTTCTACATTTTCATCATACCCTAAAAATGCTTTAGGAATTTTAAGTGCTGCAAATAATTTATCTCTTAAATATTCAACATCTTGAATACCATCATAATCTAAACCTTTAGTAGTTTCGATTTTAGTTGTAGTATCATTTCCACGAACTGGGATGTAGAAATCCTCCATCATGTTTTGCATGTTGTATTTCAAATTATACTCCCCTGTCTTTTGATCCATATAAGGAGTACGTTTCATATTTGAAATAGTTTTTTGCATAAACGCATCTATTTCATTTGGAGGAATTGATCCAACATTCATGTAAAAAATACGTTTTTCTGGGGCACGAGCAATTCTATGAATTAACATTGCGTCTTCCATTAACGTATATTGTTTAAATAATTTTCTAGCTGGTTCAATATATGAACGACCATAAGGAAGATAATTAGTATCACCAATTAATCTAAAATGAGCCATTTCATAGTTGTCAAAGAAAATACCAGGTGAATTATCAGTACCTGATTGACCTGGGACTTTATACATTCCTGAGTTAGTATTAACTAACCCATCAGGAGCATATCTATAACGGATTTCTGAAGGGTTTTCTGGATTGTATCCTTCTTGTCTTTCAATATGGTAAGCAGTATAGGGAATAACATTATAAACACCAAATTTTTCAGCTACTTCTAATTTTAAGAAAAAGTCCCCATATTTAGACATTTGTCTAATCCAACTCCAAAGATTAAATTCAATATTTAAAACATCATAAAATAAGTTGTAAAGTATTTTTTGAACATCTTCATTTGAAGAACGAATAGATAATACTTCACCCATGTCATTCTTTAATGTTGATTCATCAGCTATAATATCTAAAGCAGAGGCAATAATTGCATCTTGATCCATTACATCATATTCTGAATATAGTTGGGGTCTTAAGTACTGATAGTTAAAATTAAATTGGGATCCATATAATGAAGAAGGGCTTGTAGAAAAAATTCTATTATATCTGTCTATTAATGAATTAGTTTGTAATTCTCCACTTGATTGGATAGTATTACTATCAATTACCTTTATTTGATTTCCACCAGCATTACGTATAATTACGTCAGTTGAAAATAATCTTTGTAGTCTACTAAATAAGCCTTTATCTGCCATTGTATATAGTTATTATTATAAATATTACTTAAGTAACCAACCAATATCTTCTTTACCTCTATCTGTATCTATGTGGTAAGGGTTATCTACTCCTTTTGAAAAATATCCACCTTGATATTGAGTTCGATTTACTGTTATATTATTTAAAGCGTTTCTTGTTATATCTATTCCTCGTTGTTTGTATTTTAAAGCTGTATCTCTAATATACATTGCTATTCCAAAAGCCATAACTAAATCATCGTTATAACCTTGTTGAGCTTCTCCTCTTCCATTTTTCCAAACAAATACTCTCATTTCTTCTACTAATCGTTTAGATTGAAAGGTAACTCCTTTATCACTAATATATTCTTGAAATTTACCTATAACCATAGGTCTAGTTCTAGATGACATTGTAAACCCAGCTGTCATTCTAGATGTATCCATATATTTGTCAAAATATGAATCTACATTAGATTCACTTTTAGGAGAGTAATATAAATTAGGATAGTTTCTATCTATAGCTGCCTGTATAGTAGCCCAACCTATATTTGCGTTTTCAATTACAAGTAATGCTTCATTATATTCTGAAGCTATTCCTACTAATAAATGGCCATATTCTTTAGTACCTATTTGTCCTTTATATTCGGCTACTTGTACATTGTTTTCTATATCAATTACATGAAATGCAGAATAGTCTTTTCCATCACCTCTAGCTACATCAGCTACAACCATATAATCTCTAGTATAATCGGGTGATTCCCAAACCCATAAATTTTGATCTGCTCCTCTTTTTTCTAATGGGTCTTTTATAAAAGTTTTTTCATAATATTCAATATACTCAGGATAGAATACAATATCACCAGATGTTGAAAAATCACAATCACATTCTTGAGCAGCCATCCTAGGATCACCTAGTAATTCATCTTGTTTATCTCTCCATGCTTGGTCTCGTTCTGGATGGACATACCAAGGTAATTTAATAGGTAAAAAGTCATTTTCACTATTTTCTGCTCTTACCCATGTTTGGTGAAACCAATTTCCAGTACCATAAGGTGTAGATAATGCTATACATCCACCTCCAGTAGCAAGTGTTTGTTGAGCTGAGGCCCATATCTCTCCAATATTATCAATGAATGCTGCCTCGTCAATTAGTAGCAAAGATACTGCTTCGGATCTACCTGCATCTGAACTTGCTGAAGTGGCTTTAATTTGGGATCCGTTTTTTAATCGTAGGTTAAGTTTGTTATTTTCTTCTGCATCTATTTTAAGCCATGAAGGTAAATTTTCATACATAAATTTTACCTTAGTTACCATGTTTTTAGCTGTTTCCTGCTTTGTAGCGATACAGAGTATATTTTTATCTTTAGCAAATAACATCATCCATAAAGAATAACCTGCAGATAGAGTAGAAATACCTAGCTGTCTAGATTTTAAGATGATTGAATAGGGATTATCTCTAAATAGTGTTAATACTTTTTCTTGAAAAGGGAATAGATTAAATTGTATACGACCTCTTTGGGGATGTTGGATATAACAATATTTACGCATAAAATGGACAGGATCCTTTTTACACCTAAGGTATTCTTGTTTTATTACTAACTTAAGATCAGACATTAATTTAATATAGCGGCCACACCAACTGCTAAAAGCAAACCAGCACCACCCATTAATTTTGTTTTTAACCTTTGTTTTTTAAGGTCTTGTTGTAATCGATCTGCTAATTCTTTTTGAGTTGTAAATTGCTCATCTTTTTTAGCAATTATATTTTGGTAATTCGCAACTTGAACATTTAAATTAGAAACTAATTCAGTTTGAGTATTTAACTTAATATTTGTTTCTTCTATAATGGATTTAAGGGTTATCATTTCTTCTGATAATCCGTCATATTGTATTAGATCTTTTATAACTAATTTAGCAATAGGTTTAGTTAATTGAATCTGATTGTTGGTATCTGTTTGTGAAAAACTGCTCCAACTCATCATCACTAAAATTATTGACAGCATCAAGTTGCCTTTTAGTTTCTTTTTTGATAACATATAT